AGTATAGATAATAGCACGGCGAGTCATAAAGTCTGCCTCGTATGTATCTTCCATGCTCATATTATTTAGCACAGTTGGAATATCATAGTAATCAGGAATTGAATCCAATAACTTCAAACTCATAGTCCATTCAGGACGGAAGAATGGAATAATTTGTTCTGTTACTTGAACCGCATCTTCTTGAAACGAAAACATACCAGTCAATGTGATATTGAAATTGTAAGGAACTGGAGTATATTGACTGCTGACTGTATTTGTATAAGTTGATGGTGATGAACTTTTTGTCATCTTATTCAACGAACGTGTTGGGTCATAACTCATTGAAGTCATTTCAAAACCCAAACGTGGAAGTTGAACAGCAACTGATTTATTCAAACCAGCATCTTCGTCTAATCTTGTCAACCACTTTTCGCTTGGACCATAAGCAATTGGCAAACGAATAGTTTGAGTTGCGGTTCCATTATTATAACGCACAACATCAATGTCGTTGAACATACGACCAAACATTATGATGTACTTACGGATAATTCCGTTATAAAAATGCGGAACCATTAGAAATCTCCAAATGGATTAGATTCAGACCAATCAATAAAGTTTAGACTTGTGTCTGATGTTTGAGTCTGATAGTATTCGTTGTTGGCAGTAGCATCTGTATCTTCAATACGATAACCTTCATTGACAACTCTTGAACCGTCTTCCATGGTCAGGACAGAACCATCTTCCATCAACAATTGATAGAAACTCATATCACCAGAGTATGCAGTTTCCACTGAATCGATAACATCGATATCTGTATTGAGTTGCTCGTGTGAATATTCCCAAAGTTCTAATGTGAGATCATAGGTTTGTAATGAACCCATCTGATAGAACACTGCTTCGTGCTCAACAAATTTGACTTGGAAAATCTTATTGTTCAGTGGGAAGTAGACAAGATCACCTTCAACTGGTCGACCAGCATCTTCTGTTGTGTATGCTCCAATTTCTTCATCGAAACGTCTTTGTGCAACAGTCAATACCAGTTCGTCACGAATTTCTAAACCAAACTTAGATAGGAAGTCACCATCGCCAGAGAAACCATCAACTGATTTGATATACATTTCAATTGGATATGCGTCTTCAAATTTAGAAAGAACATCTTCGCCAAATAGATTATCTTTGGCAACAAGTGTTCTTGGCATATACTGGCATTCTATACCATATATTTTGATTGATTCAATAATAAGATTCTCAATGAGATTTTGCTCCATTGAGTTCTCAAAATTGTTGAAGTAGAATGAGGTTGTTGGCATTATACTGCTCTCTTACAGTTTTCAAAGTGGTAGCGATTCATATTTGCCTTACCACCAGTTTTGTTGCAGTGTGGACAGCAAACAACTTCTTGTTTGGTTTTATAAGTCTTAGTTGTGCTCCATCCATCTGCCATGAGTTTATTCCACTTATCTGTTCCTGGTTTTGCTTTCTTCATTCTACCGTCTTTATAGACTTGAGTAGAACCTTTATTTGCATTTACTGCGAAAGAAGTCCTTTCCTTTCTCTGTTCATCAGTCCAAGACTGTAGAGTTTTTGAAACACCTTCGCCACGTTTCTTTCTTACTTCTGGATCAGAAGAACGAGTATCTCTATTCTCCAACCCCTTTAGATATTTATCCCTAACATCATCACGCCACATTGCCTCTTTGGTTTTGTGGGAAATGCGTTCGGAAACTGTTTTCACCTTTTCTGGATATTCTCTCCAATGACCATTTCTATGATTTGTCAGATTATAATACCTTTTTCCAAGTTCCTCGTCTTCTATGAGGGAAAGAAACTTATATTCTTCGTCTAACAAGTCTGCTCTGTTTGATTCTATCCTACTTATTATCTTCCTTCTGAAATCATCAGGTCTTCTTCTATATGCCTTTCTCATTCTATTGGAACTGCATATATACCCATCATCTTCTGTTCCCCAATGTGAACCAATGTAGAACATCTTTCTTTTCTTATCAAACCAAATGTAAACGAATCCATACTTTTCCATAATTGTATCTCCTATTCAAGATACAATTATTTATACAAAACGGTCGTTCTATCCGATCATATCATAAGAAGGAAGTGAATATGTGTTTATCATTTCTTCTTCTAGTCTTTTGATTTCCTCATCTGCCTCTTGGTAAATTTGTTCGCCGTTGAATGTCACACCACCTGGAAGTTGCATACCGCTAAACTTCTTTAGGTTTGTTCCCCATTGTCTTTTGATCAATTGGGTGGCATACTTGCGTAACCAACGATCACCATAAACATCAGAATACGTTTCTGGATCTGCTACTCTATAACACTTGACGATAATAACTTCGCCAGCATTGACCTTTTCTGCCCACTCCATATCAATATACAACTTATCGATATGACGGTTGAAACGATATAATTGCTTACCAACAAATAACTCATTTAGGAGAGCAATGCGTTCCATACTCATGGTATAGTTTGCGAACTGACCATGTGCCCAATCGTAAATTTCGTTGAGAGTAATTTGATAGCGAAGGTTGAATAGATTGTTTGTATTCAGACCAGTGCCAATAGGGAAGATATCCACAACACCAATAATAGAATCTGGAATGGTGATATAACCATTTGTAATATCTGTTGACGTTACAGTGTGCTTATAGAAATCTTCGTATGTGCCATCATAGTGAAAGTCACGATAATACTCAAGAGCGTCATCAATACGATCTTGTACTTGATCTTCATCTACATTGATTTCCACAACTGGATGACCCAGTTCTCTTAGACAGTATTTTTTGAATTCTGTGCGAGTAGTAGGAGTTGCCATAAAAATAGTCCCAGAATTTATTTGTTCTGAGACTATTTATAAGAGCATCAACTCTTGCCTAAGTAGAAACTTCCTGCAGCAAGGAGTGATATCTTCAACCACTCAAACTCTACTACTGCATTCTCAAAACGGAGATACTCAGTGACATTCTTGGTAGTGTCAATCAAACCAAACAGATATGAACCACCAGTTTGTGTTTGTACAGGAACAACAATGTCAAGACCTGTTAGTCCAGCAATCATTGCCCACGCACCCATCGCTACCATAGATAGCACAAAGATGCGACGAGTCATTTTAGCAAATGGGTCGTTACCTACTCTATTTGCTGCGGCGTCTGCCGACTTGGATGCGGACTCTCGATCTGCCAGTTTGTGCTCGTGTTGCTGCTGGCGATCCTTCATCATCATTTCCATCTGCGCTTGCTTGTTCTTTTGCGCTTGATCCATGAACTTGAACAGACCGCCCATCGCTGCTCCACCTGCCATCGTCAATACTTCTATCGGTATCATGACATGCTCCTTTATTATTATTGCGGTTCCTGAGCATATTTATAAAAAGAAGTATTCCAGAGAGTGTTGATACAAGAATCAACCAAAGGGGAATGGCATCTAATCCCCTTTCAATATCAATTTTTGGTTTATTTACTGGTTCAAGAATTTTTGGTGGTGCTACAATAGATCTTTTTGAGTCAGACTGAACAACAACCTCACCACCTTCTTTCTTGATGGTAGTTTCAATAGTTGTTGGTTGTTTCTTATCTTCTTCTACTGCTTGTGCTGCTTCACCCAATTCAAATAACGTTGTGATTGGTGCTAACGTTCCACAACCACCAAGCAACAAAACACTAATCAATAATATCGCCCGCATATCTCTGTGACCACATAGTTAGACTATATTTTACTCCAAACTTCAATGGCATACATTCGTGTCCATGAGTTACTTGCCCTGGAAACAATATTGCCCTTCCGACTGGAATATCTTTGTTTGAAATACCTTGTCTGTGAAATAGTAATTCGGCACCCTCATAATCATCATTGAGTTTTACTGAACCTGTAACCAAACTTGCATCGTGATGATTGGCAAGTGTGGTTTGTGTATCCATTGCATAACGCATTACAAATGCTGAACGCAATCCATACATTTCAATTGGATTCCAATAATATTCAATAATTGGGTATAGATGTTTTTGCCAATGTTTTTCTAATTCTTCTCTAAAACCGAGTTCTTGAACTCTAATTTCTTGCGCTGGAAATTTATCATAAGACAAACTTCCCCAACCACCGTGCTTGTCAGCAATTGCTATAATATCTTCGCATTGACTTTGAGTCATAAAGTCGACAACAAGCATATCTTTATCTATAATGTCAAACTTGCCATGTGTTGGAATAAAGAATGTTGGGAACTTTGGATAGAACTGATTATATAATGAATCAAATTTTGCTTTCGATTCATCTCCACCATTGCCATGATAGATACAACCAAAAGAATTTGTTAGAGGATTGAATAACTGATCACCAATCTTTTCTACACGTTCCTCATTCGTAACGAAGATATATTGCTCATAGTCTAGCACCATATCATGATTGCCAGATAAAAATTCTTTTGTATAGTGTAATTGGTCATCATCAGAATCTAAAACATCTTTCGCAAGAATCTTCTTCAATTCGCCAACAGTAGAAATAAAAGTTCCACTATTCAAAAAACGATATGGAGTATGAGAACTTGGGTATTGGTTTTCTAGAGATTGGTCTGGATAACAATATTTCTCAGCAGAAAATACTGCATTCTTTTGAAAACCCAGATATCTTTGAGTGATTGATTGTAAATCATCAGCATAAAACACATCATATGCGTCAGTAAATAAGATGACATCGTGATTTGGTAAACCTTTGATGTGTTCTTTCAACAGATTGATCTTTTTACCACCTGCTGGTCCAGACATATCATTATACCAATCAACGTTTGTTCCAATATTTTTTGGATAGATTCCTTTCAATGTTGAACTGGTATTTACAGAAATACATCGTTTTCTATCTGTACCAACAGTTATTGGATGGACTGTAAAATCAATAAACCAATCTTCTTCATCAATATGTTCAACATCTGTTTGCACAGATATTCTTGGTTGTTGATTTGCTACATCTTCTTTCATTCCAACAACATTGATTAGATTGTACATTTGCGCAACGTAATCATCAACAGGAATGATTTTTTTCAATATACCTGTTGACAATAGGATTTGTGCGGCACGTGGACTTATTGCATAGGCATGAAGGTTATATGCATGTGCAGGAACCTCAAGTTTATCATCAATTGATACTACATCATCTGGTTGATTCTCGTTTCTTGCAAGATACAAGAAATCATATTTTTGCATCAAAGAATCAAAATATTTCTCATCCCATTTTTCTTGGTGGATAATAGCATCATCTTCAAAAATAATAATTGGTTCATTTATATTGATACAATGCTTCCATAAAGAAACGTGAGATAAGAAACAACCAACCTCACCCTTTGTCATTTTACGATTAGAAAACGGACTTCTCCATTCTTTTGCTGTATCAAAACCGCTTTGCAATAAAGAACTGTGTGTGATTTGCGATCCATCAACAGCATCAACAAACGTTCCTTCTAAAAATGGGTTTGTTTGTAAAAATAGATCTTTTCTATCTTGTCGACGTTTCAAACTAATGATATACTTTTTCATCGAAACTTTGGTCCTTCAATCCACGCAACTAATGATTTGCGGATACCGCTTGTCACTGGTGTTACTCTGTGGGGAATAAATGATGCGAACGCAATAACTGTGCCACGACGTTTTAGATCGGTGTAGTTTGGTTGTGGGTATTGTTGATCTAATTGAAAGTCACCACCTTCATATTCAGAAGGATCTGACAATTGCATGACGATACTTATTTTTCTATCGTGTGCATGTGGGTTGCCCCAAAAAGTGTCGTGGTGCCATTCATAATGATCGTTTGTATTACCATGATAAATGGTATATTGAATATCATTGATGTAGTTTAGATCAAAACCAAAGGCAGTTCTATTTGCTTGGTTTGCATAATACCAAAATAAATCTTTTATAAACTTGCTGTTTGGATCACCTGGATCTATCCACCGAATTTCTGAACTGCGATATCCATTATTTTCGGTTGTACCATCCACTCCAATATTTGCTTGTTGGGGTGCATAGTATTCACATTCTGTGATGATATTATCTAGAGTGGGGGTGTCTAAGTCCCCACTCCACATTTGCCAAATTTGATTCATAATATAAAAAACTTCAAGTTTAGTGTAATTTATCTACCTTAGTATTTAGTTCCTTGATTGCCTCGATCAATAGAGGAACAATGTGTCCATATGCAACAGACTTAGTACCTTGCCAATCTTCTCTAATAAGTTCTGGAACTACTGACTCAACTTCTTGTGCGATAACACCAATCTCAGTATCAGGTAAACCGATCTTATTGTATGATACACCACGCATTGATACAACTTTATCTAATGAAGAACTCAAAGTTTCAATATTTTCTTTGACGTTTGCATCAGAAGTTTCGTAGATAGTACCTTCAACAGTCAAGTTAGATTGCATGGTTACAGCACCAGTAAATGTGCCGCCACCCCATGGTGATCCTGATGGACCTGTTGGACCAGTTGGACCAGTACCACCTGATGCACCTTTCTGTCCTTTAGAACCTTGTGGACCTTGTGGACCTTGTGCACCCTGTGGACCAGTTGGACCTTGTGCACCGACTTCGCCTTTCTGTCCTTTAGAACCTTGTGGACCTTGTGGACCTTGTGCACCCTGTGGACCAGTTGGACCAGTACCACCTGATGCACCTTTCTGACCCTTTGCACCTTGTGGACCAGTTGGACCAGTGCCACCTGTTGGACCTTGTGCACCGACTTCGCCTTTCTGACCCTTAGCACCTGCTGGACCAGTTGGACCAGTTGGACCAGTAGCACCTTT